GTGGTTTTTTTTTTTTTTTTTGTGGTTTTAAAATTTTTAAAGACAGAAAAAAGTATGCGCAGCGCAAGTCATTCAGAAGTAGCTGAGAAAATGTGAGCGAGGAAAATATTCTTCGCGATCAGCTTCTGTCCGAACGTAAGGAGTGCGGAGATGAGCAGTGACTTCAGCTTCCGTGGGGAAGTGGTCTGTTGGTATTTCGAAGGTTGCTTCGCCTTGAAGGATAACATCACGTTGGATGCTAGCTTTCGCGGGTTGGAAACCTAGAGACTGGAGTTGAGTGTAGATGCCTTTGCAGACTTGAGTAACCTCAGGTCTATCATACATGGATGCGTACTGTATGCCACAGCAGCGAGCCATTAGTATTGGCATGGATGGGGCGCCTCGCGGGTAGAGTAACTGAGCAAGTAGTTTGCGCCAGTCACGACGGGGGTAGCCGTTCCAGTTAGTGTAGCCGAGAACTTCGACACCGTTAGGGTCGTTAGTAATGTGCGTCTTTTCAGCACGGGCTATGTGATCAAAGTAGTATGAAGCTAGCGCTTGGAATCGCGCTTTAAATACAATGTGTTGATCACTTGGGATGTGAAATGTCAACATTTGTAAGCTGTCATCGCCTTGAACGTATATTTTGAAATCTTTGATATCGAAACCCATTGCATCAAGAATCGTTAAGATCATGATTAAGTTGTACTGTGAATCGAGGAACTGAGTGATGAATAGGCCGGAGCCGATTCCTCTGTTGTTCCAGGTGTACGTGGATTTGTCAGGTAATTGGAACGGCATCGTAAGAGATGCTTCCATTACCCAGGACCAAAGGTTTTCAAGGTGTTGGGGGTCGGCAGTTGAGGTACGGTAGTACTTTGTTGGAATGTAGCCATTCGCAAAGTCGAAAAATGTTCGCCATTCTGTGAAGATATCGCGACACATTGAGTGCAGTGCACGGAGATCGAAGCCGGACCAGTCTACTGTCACGTAAGTACGGAAGTAGAGCCGAGGGATTGACATTTGAGCGTGTAACTTTTGCATTCCACCGAGGATTGTTTCGAAGCCCCAAAGCATTGGAGATTCATGTGAATCGATGTAGTAGCGGAAAAGTGGCCAGAAGAACATGGCTTGTGGTAAGACATGCAGTTTAGATACTCCGAATATAACACGAATTTTGATCTCGTCAGGCACAGTGAGTGCTGGTTTGACGTGGATCTTCATGATAGGGAAGAGATGTCTAATGTTTGTGATTTGACCGCGCTTAATTTGATGAAGGAAGCGTCGAACTCGTATAAATACGACATTCTTAAGATTGTGAAAGGACATGCGGGCGTCGTTAAGTAAGCCAGAAGCATGTGCGTTTTGGACGGCAGTTTTCAACTCTTTGTCAGAGTAGAAAGGTTCTTCAACGTTAGGGTGCCAGTTCCATTTGTAGTGACGTAAGTCAGCGAAATGAACGGGACGGACAAGTTGCGGAGGACGAAAACGATTGATAGCTTCGGTAAAGCCAGCAAGGTAGTGTTTATCTTTAGGTATGACGTGATCAGGCAGGTCGCCTTTTCGAAATGTTTCGATGATTGAAGTCATTGTAGCAACTGGATGATGAAAGCAGTCGCGAACATAGAGATAGTCATGTCCAAGAAGGTTTTGCTTGAGATGTTGCCTTACAACGTATTGATAGTCATGAAGCTTTTTCTCGTCACGATATGGAATTGAAGTTTCATATGTGGTGAAACCAACGAACTTGTAGTTATGTTCAAAATCATGTGGATCAATTAATCCAATGGATTTGAGGAGAGTGGTTGTCAATTTGAAGATTGTGTTCATCTTGTGATTCAAGATAGAGTTTTTAGCTCGAGAG